GAATTGGAGCAAACAATACCACTCTTTACACCAACTATACCAACACAGATCACTACCACACCATTCCCTATGACGGCAGCAGCAGTCGCCATGCAACCATGCCACCATTTATAGTGGCTAATTACATTATTAAGACTTAGGAGATCTCATGGAGATTTTGATTAGCGAATTTGAAAATGCCGAAACTAAAGAGAATGGTTATAATGTCACATTCGTGAACAGAAATAAAAAGAGATCAACTAATGATACGGACTTTTTCCCGGCTGGCTCAGATGTTGAAGTCAAAATTGGTGAACTTAAAAAGCTGCTGAAGAATTATTTTAATGCACAGGTATGACTCCTGATGAGATTAGGGCGGTCAGGAAACTTTTGAAGGCGGGTAGCTAATGACTTTACGAGCGGGTGAAGGAATCGTAATCAACTACGACGGCGCCGGCGCCGAAGTCGCCGTATCGACACCGCAATGGTTTGTGGCGGAGATTACGGGCACCGTTTTGGGATCGTCGCCGGTGATCCACAAATGGAAAAAGAAAGTACCCAAGAAAGACGGCAAAACCTACGAAGACGCCAACCCGCCATTAATTGGTGACGGCACATCAAATCCGGCGTATTTGCCGGCGCTGACCACGGGCACCACCAGCACGGCGACCGTAAGCGGACTGGTCTATATGCGATTGCGGGGCCAAAATGGGGCAGGGCAAGCCGTTTATGAAATTATTGGCGCGGCAGGCGGGAGCGGTGGTGGAGGCGGAAACGCAACGCTCGAGGTGGTAACGGATGTAACTTGCACTCCTTCAGGCCTTGAAGTTTCAACGGCAACATTGGCAGGGGCAGATTATGACGTTGCCATCATTCGACAATTTTTATCATTAAGCGATGTGGTGCCAAAAAGTTTTCTAGGTAATCAAGGGCGTGTTGTTCGCGTTAATGAGGCCGCCACCGGCCTAGAATTTGGACCAACAACCGGAAGTTTGGCGCAAACTTTTATTGCTTTGGATGATACACCGCTAATTTATGGAAGCAGCGCCTATAAATCGGTAATCGTCAATTCAACTAATGATGGCGTTACATTTGCCGCTAACAATATAACGGTTGAAAAAAGCCTTTCTGGTGGCGGCAATCCAAACATAACCACCGGCGGCAGCGCTTGGCAGCCGCTTAGTTTGCTTAATGACGTTGCCAATCCTGGTAACAACCAACATTACGGAACCAATTCCACCGGCGAAAAAGGTTGGTATACCAATCCTGATATTTCTGGTTTGGACACTCGCTTGGATACGCTGGAAGGCCAAACGCTAGATACAAGACTAACCACCATCGAAGGGCAAACACTAGATACTAGACTAACCACCATCGAAGGGCAAACGCTAGATACAAGACTAACCACCATCGAAGGGCAAACACTAGATACAAGACTAACCACCATCGAAGGCCAAACATTAGATACTAGACTAACCACCATCGAAGGGCAAACGCTCGATACCAGATTAACAACTTTAGAAGGCCAAACATTAGATACTAGACTAACCACCATCGAAGGGCAAACGCTAGATACTAGATTAACAACGCTGGAAGGTTACATCAGCAGCTCCGCGTTAACATTTGGAGGAATCCAAGTTGTAGGGGCGCAGCAAGGAGCAGTTGCGGATGCGGTAGGAGGCACAATCGATAATACCGATGTAGCGTCCTGCGCAAGCACCACGCAAACAGCGGTTGACGATTTAAAAACTCAAATTAATTACTTGCTAGCGGCTTTACGCACTCATGGCCTAATAGCGAGTTAAAACATGGATTTTTATAAAACCAACGTTGTCGCTAATTACATGGTTATTAGCTCAATAAATACAACTTCCAACGTGATAACTTTATCTAATCCGTTTGGCTCAATTCCTTTTGACAATAGAAAAACTCCGTTCAGTTTATTGGCTGATCCACCTACAAAAACAATTGATAGTTATGCCTATGATTATAAATGGATTATATTTGGCGCTGTTTATCGAGTTGTTTTTTCTAGCACTAATCCGTTAACCGGAAACTTTGCGGAAAACGTGGTGTATTATGTGCGAGCAACTGGTTCATATACCTGCAAAGTTTATTCCAATGTCAATGATGCTTTCAATGAAACTAATGCCATAGCGCTTGCCGGTTCAATCGCCGCCGGTGATCGCATGAATTTTTTGTTTAAAAACAATTATTACGTTAATCCATGCAAAGATTTTGCAACGCCTCACCAATGTTGTCCAGCATTGCCACCGATAAACACTCAGGATGTTTTTACCGGTTGCACAGTGACATTCAAGAACCGCCAGATTGATTGTTATTTAGAGTTCTTTGGAGGTCAATTATACGGTTCTCATCATTTAGGACCAAGCAACGGAAATAAAGCTTTGTTTTATGGAAAGATTACTGATTTTGTAAACAGTATAGGACACACTGTAAGTTTGGTTTGTTTGGTTCAAATAACCAAAGTTAACTTGGAAACAAAAATAGAAATTGAAATTCAAATACCTTATTACATTGTTTCAGGAGTTTATTATTCTGATACATATTCTGTTTTTACCAAGGCAAATACAACTCACGCAAATTTTACCGCTACCGGAACTGTAACTGGTGATTCATTTCAAAGCGCAACAACGGCGGATTACAATTTTAACCACACAGGAAACATCAACCAAACCGCAAAGCTTAAGTTAATATCCGCTGCTTTTGTCAGTGGCAATTTATTACCAACTAAATTTGGAGTTGGTGATATTAACGAACTTCTTACATATAATCCGGATACAAGATGTTATGAATCGGAATTAAAAAATTATTATAACATTCCTGGACGGTTGACCGTTCCTTTGAATACTTTTTATCCTCCGAACGATGGATTTAAATTTGTATTGGCAAACTACCCTATAACCGTAAGTTATGAAAAACGTTATTTTTATGGAAGATGTGAGTTTTATGATTTTGGAAACAACAATGTTAGTGATTATATAACTTATCAAAGTATAGCTTTTCCTAATTGGGAATATTTATTTCAAAAGAAAATTATAGATTCAATAAGTGCTTATGATTTTTACGCTCATGTTGAAATTACATCATCGCCTTATGTTTATTATTACTCTAGGACAGCTATAGCCGTTCAATATAGCCGCAGCAAAAACGCCAAAACATCAAGCTTAAACTTTAGCAGCGAAATAGAGCATTTTTACAAATCATCTGATTTTTACATCGGTTCAACGGAACCTGGATCGTTTTTTTCAACGTATAAGCTAACGTGATTTAGGTCATTTATGTATGACCCCAAAACGAGGCTATACATTTATGAACATTTTTACCCCCATCGCCCTTTTTCTAATCCTAGCCGCAGATTCCCAGGTCGGAGGCCGCGTCAGCCCCGACGGCGCCGAGCAAATACAAATCGACCTACCGGGCAAGGAACAACTAAAAAACGTGGGGGGCAGGGACGGCGCCGGGCTTTGCGTGTTCACTTCCCTTGAGCATTCGGGCCGCTGGCAAAATGTGGAACAGCTTACCGGATTCCAGAGCAAAATGAAAAAGGAGGAAGGCGGCGGCTGGCCCGAAAAAGTCGACAAAATGGTAAGCAAATATGCCCCCGGAATCACCTATTTACAGTATCAGGGCAACGACCCAACTTTACTAAAATTAGCCTTAAAAACCGGCAGAATGCCCGCTGTAACCTATGGCTATAGTCCAAGGTATAGCGGCACCGGCAGAATCGCTCACATGGTAAATCTGGTGCATTTCAGCGATAAATGGACGGCAGTTTTGGATAACAATTTCCCCGGTGAAAATAATTATGAATGGATGGCGCCCGTGGAGTTTGTGCGCCGATGGAAACTTGGCGGCGGCGGCTGGGCCGTATTCCTGCTAGCGCCACCCCCACCACCCGCACCGGCACCCGCTACGCCAAAATTCTTTCAGGCGCCCCATGAGCCAGCCGAACCCGCAGAAGCCCCCGCCGCCCCGCTTTTTGGGGTCGAAACCGACAAAATGAGCCTTACTACCGGATGCTTTTTGAATGGCAAAAAAATCACCCCGTCCTACGCCCAGCGAGTACTAGAGGGCGGGGAACTGACCGACGACACCCATAAACTGCATGTGACCATTATCAGCCAGGACACCGCCGCCGCCGCCCGTGTCAAATCTGACCTAGAGAAAAGCGCTTGGGCCCCGGTGCTTTTGATTCAATCCTACCCCCCCACACATTGGGCCGTTAGCGATGTCGGATTCAACACCGAGGGCAGCCCCCGCATCATCGTGCAGGGGCCGCCGGGCGCCGATGGCAGCGCTCCGGTGCTTCATTCCCAGGGCGATTACAGCGACGGCATTGATGGCTTGATTAGCGCCTTGAGACGCAAAGCGCCCAACTACGACCCGCAAAAAGACAAGGATGGCAGGAAAACGCCCGACTTTACCAACACGTTGACTATAGTCCGAGCCGTTGTCATGGCCTCCCTAATCGCATTTTTTGCCGGGTGGTTTGGTCGCACTCTAGTGCCGGCGGCGTTAGCTGGCCTAAAAGGTGTTCATGCCAAAGTCTTTCCGCCCAAACCCACATTAGAAGAAAGTATTATCGCAGCCATGAAAAAACTTAAGGAACAGGAGGCCGCCAATGTCAAACGAACCGACGCCGACCCCAGTTAAGCCCGGTTGGCAAACCACCGAATTTTGGCAAACATTGATTTTACAGGGCTTGGCCCTAGCTACCATTATGGGTTTTTTGTCTCCCGCTGACAGCGCTGGCATCGGCAGCAACATAACCAGCATGATCGAGCATGTGATTGCGCTGTTGGTCGCCGGCGGCACCGTCGTGCATTACATCACGGGCCGAAATAAAGCCAAAGGGAACGCATGACCGACCGAACCCTGATCTACCTGATGGGGGCCGCTAATGCCATGCTGGCATGGTACTGGACATCGCACGCTTGCGACTGTGGGAACGACCGCCCAATATTGCGAAAGCTTATTCAACTTTTTTGGATTTTTATAGGAATCGCATGACAAAAGATATTACCCTTTGCGCCCGATGTGGCAAAAATTTCAGCAAGCGCCGTAATCTGTGCGCCGGCTGTTATAGCCGTTTTAAGGGCAATTACCCTTGCGCAGACGCCGTATTTATACTAGAACCACTATATCCGGCACAAAACCCAACGGACGCCCAGCCAGGAACGCGGGAGAAAATACAAGTCTTGGCAGATCGCTACGAAAATCGGGAATTTTTATGGCACCCTGACGATAAGCGGGGGCCGATAGTGAATCACCATGCCATCAATTCGGAAGCTAAACCGCGTCAGATATTACGACGCGCATGGTGTGCAGTGCCCGCCGGCGGCGGCGACGACTAAAAAAACTGAAAAATCTCAACTGTACTACGCTTTTGGCGCCATTTCCGGCAGCCGCAAACCCATTCCCCTAGCCAAGACCCGCTCCGAATCCGTCGCCATGCTGGCCCGCATCCTAGCCGGCGTTGAAATTCCCAAAACCAAAACCCTAGCAGGCCATCTTAGCAACTGGGCCGCCGCCTTAAAACTGGCCGGGATCACGCAGGCCCGCCAGCGGGAGGTCGTGGCCAAGGTCAGGCGCATTCTGGAAGCCGCCGGCGTGATGCAAAGTAAAACGATCAGCGCCGAACAGGCCAGAGCCGTGTTTACCCGCTGGGACACCGAAAAAAAACGCTGGAGCGCTCAAACTAAGTCTCATTACCTCAAGGCTTTAAATCAGTTTTTACGGCACGCCGGCCTGCCCGCTATACGAATCACCCTTCCAGTAATCCGAGCCAATAAAACCTACCAGCGGGGCGCCCTGACCCCGGAGCAGGCCGCCGCCCTGATCCACGCCGCCGCCGCTGGTGCACCCTACCGGGGCTTGCCAGGACAACGCCGGGCCCTACTGTACCGCCTAATCCTGACCACCGGCCTAAGACGCAAAGAGGCCATGGGCCTGACCCATGAACATGTGCAGCAGTCCCGAATATCCCTGTTAGCCCACGAAACTAAAAACCGGCGCCCGGCGGAGATCGACCTGGGCCCGGAGCTATCGACCGCACTGGCCACCGTGGGCCAGGGCCGGATCTTTCCCGGCACATGGGGCGACCGCTCCGCCGTCATGGTACGCCGGGACGCCGCCGCCGCCGGAATCAGCGTGCCCTTTCGCCTGGACTTGCACACCCTGAGACACACCTTTATAAGCTGGTGTGCAGCTAAATTTCGGGTGGAGATCACGCAAAAACTGGCCCGACATTCTACCAGCGTGCTTACGCTAGACTACTATACGCACGCTAAAAACGATGATGTTAACGCCGCAGCAGCAACCATTGAAGACGAGCTAAATAGGTGTGCAAATAGGTGTGCAAATATTTTTGAAAATGGGGGCGGCGCCGGAAACCAAAAAAATCAAAACAGTAAAAATCCCCGGAAAAAACTCTATTTAATAATGCGCCCGATAGGAGTCGAACCTATAACCTACGGTTCCGAAGACCGTTGCTCTATCCAGTTTTTGCCGCAAATAATTTAAAATTTAAGCTTTAGGTGTGCGTTTAGGTGTGCTATATTTTTGCGAATCGCCCGCCCGGTAGTTCCCTTTTCCCAGAAAGGCGCCCAGCTGCAATGTTAAGGAATTTAATAATCGACATTCTGACGGATGAAATAAAAAAAGAGTTTACCAATATTTTTTCTCATAAAAATGAAAATCTAGTTAGCACGCCGGAAAATTCTAGTCATAATGTGGTAGATCTACCTATCCCCAGAGGTACTACCATGATCGACACCACGGGCCCGTTGTTTTACAGCCCCAAAGAGCAGCGTATTTTGGAATTTTTAGCCCAGCATGGCCCTATGAAACAGTCAGCCATCGTAAAACATTTTAAAGATCATCCCGACCCGATCAACGACACGACCGTGCGGGAGTTACTGGCCAATCTAAAACACCGGCGCGCAATTAGCACCGGCGACGATGGGTATGGTGTGATTCGCTAATCCAACTGATTGCTTCGGTCTTCCAAATCCGGGCCTTGTTTCTTTTTCTTTTTGCGGGGCGCCCCAGGAAAGATCTGATCTTCAGCAGGCAGCCCCTTGGCAAGCCTGACTAGCCGATGTGCTTCCAAATATGCCTTGCTAGTGTTCATAGATGTTATTCGCAGCATATCGAGAAAATATTCCAATAATTTCAATAATTCTTTTTCGCGTGTTTCTTCCGCTAGGCTTTTTGTTTCCAGCCGCTTGGCCGCTTCGGGGGATAAATCCCGCACTGTTTTCACTAGCCACCTGATCGCACATTCAACATGAATCTCATAGCACCCCGGAAAATGGGGCACGACGCTGGCACGAAAACCGTGGGCTTTTAAAATTTTTTCAAGTTCTTCTTCCGTGATCATGTGTCACCAAACCCCTTAATCTTTAGCGATCTGCATAATTATTAGATAATTATCAGATAATTATCTGCCCAAGAACTAGGAAAAATAAATTTTTATCTGCACTTTTTAGTTGGCAGTATACCCCCTCACGGATGAACGACTGGCATGGATGCCAACTTCTTTAGGAGGCAGTCAAATGTTCTTAGATCAAAACGTGGGGGGCATATGGCAGACTTGGAAACAAATCGCAGAATTGGAAGCCAAACGACAGCTAATCGAAAATTACGACCCGACCTTGGCACGGGGGCTGGCCAGAAAAATTCAACGGCGCACGGCAGTGCTGGCGACACTGGTCGCCCAGGATGCGGAGCAGCAGGGGAAAACGGATTAATTTTTATCAGTCGGCGGCGGCCAAAGTCCTTCAACTTTGAGGGCTTGTTCCAGCAAAATTGTGATAGTCATCTGCATCGAACGACGCCATTTCGAGGAATGGGCTTCCAAGGCTTTTTGCAAGTCCCAGGAATCGCAAACCCAGCCCTTGTACAGCGTTTTTCGTTCATTAGTTTTTTTAGGTCGTGCCATAGCGCTCATGTTAAACCCCTTTGCAACATTAGCCAATCCATAATTAGTATATCACTAATATTTTTAACTAGTTTAAAAATAATTCTTTTTTACTAGCTATCACTTGTTTTTTACAAGTTATCATAGTATATACTAGTATTAACTAGTAAAAACTAGTGTTTACTTTCCAACTTTCCTAGGAGTTAGCCATGACCACATCAGACCGAGTCGAGCTAGAGATTGAAGCCGCCAAAATCCGGCGGGAGCAACTGGAAACAGAATTAGCTATTAAGGACAGCTTGCGGGCGCTGGAAGCGCATGAAACTATTTTGGCGGCGGCACCCGAATCAATCAGGGAATACGCCCAAGGATTAGAGCGGAGCGATTGGAATTTCCAAGTGCGCTTTGACCTGCCCAATTTTTCCATTCTAGGGCGGATATCCAAAATGAAACTACATCCCCAGGTCGAATGGCATTGGACAAGGCGCAACGCCTGGCATCATGTCCACACCCTGGATGAAGCATTGGTCTATGGCGCAGAGCAGGGCGCCCGGTGGGTCGATATCCCCCCACCATTCTAACGTGCATGAACGAGCGCCCGGTTTTTCTGTGCGTGCGCATGGGGCCGGGTGTTTTTTTCTGAAAGCAGGAGGCAGGCAGATGGCAGGAAGACTAAACGGATTAGTCATTAAGGTGAAAGAGGGGGAGCGTTTCCTTCTCAACATGGATGGCACGTCGTGCTGGGTCGGCGTCGCCGGCGTCGGCACAAGCGCAGCTCGACTTGTCGTCGATGCGCCTAAAAACGTGGTGGTGGTACGTGAAAAAATCATTAAGGAGTTAGAACGATGCAGACAGCTATAGCATTAAAAACCGAAAAATCCCTTGAAATAAACGGATTTGGTGAAGCCGTGAAACTGGCGGAGATTATGGCAACCGCAAAACTGGTGCCTACACACCTGCAAAAATCACCCGCTGATTGTTTGCTAGTTATTGAGCAGGCGATCAGATGGGGCATGTCGCCTTTTGCGGTGGCGCAGGCCACCAGCATTATCAGCGGCAAGCTGATGTTTGAAGGAAAATTGGTGGCCGCCGCCATCCAAGGCAGCGGCGTGATCAATGGAAGCCTTAACTATTCCTACCAGGGAACGGGCGACCAACGGCAAATTACGGTCAGCGGCACGCTACGGGGAGAAAGTGAGCCCCGCACAATCACCGCTAAATTAGCCGATGTAAAGACCAAGAACGAGCAATGGACAAAGGCTCCTGACCAGATGCTTTCGTACATGGGAGCAAGGATTTGGGCCCGCCGCCATGCCCCTTCGGTCATGCTGGGCGTGTACGCCCCTGATGAATTTGACGACGCACCAGCCCCAGCAAAAAAGGCCAAGGCAGTGCAAAATATTCAAGTGACGCCCGAGGCGGCGGAGGATGGGGTCAAAGTTATGCCCACGGAGGCCCCGTCTTCTGCACCTTTAGCCGATCCATCAATTACCCAGGAACAACTTAAGGAAATTAACTTTCTTTTGAAACAACTGGGATACACCAAGGAAAAAAAGACGGCATGGGGCGAGGAAGTCAAAGCTCTCTACAACGTCAATAAGCCTACCGAATTGACCAAGATAGACGCCGAAGCAGTCATAACCGACCTAAACCATGAACTGGATTTAGTGAATCTTGACAACAACCCTTTTAAAGAAACCGCAACCGCAACTGTAGGAGGTGCCAAGTAATGAGCATTTTAGATTTAGCTAGTGGATCAAAAATTCTTGAATTTTGGGCCGAAAAAGACGGCTTTGTCGAAGGCGAAATTGACCCCGTGCTTGACGAACTACTTCAAGAACTTGAGGGCAGAATTGAGGACAAGGTCGAAGCCTATTGCCGCATCATTCGGGAGCTTGAGCTTACGTCGGCGGCTAGGAAGGAAGAAGCAGAGCGAATCCGCAAACTTTCCGACCAAGACGGCAACACGGTGAAGGCGATGAAGGGCAGGCTAATGTACTTTTTCAGCCTGCAATCCATCGACAAATTGAAGACGCCAAACTTCAATTTGAGCATCTGCAACAACGGCGGGAACCAGCCCCTGGACATCACCGTACCGCCTGAAAGCTTGCCAACCGATTGCCAGAAAATCACCTTGAGCCCTAACCTGGACGTGATCCGGGAGAAGATCAAGGCGGGTGAAGTTATCGCCGGCGTTACTGTCCTACCCCGTGGCCAGCATTTACGTATTAAATAAGGAGGTTTAAACATGAAGATGACTACTATTACCAGCGTTAAATTTATGCGCCTAAAGCGAAAGCTGGGCCTTACTCATTGGCAGGCCGTGGGGCTTCTCGAAAGTCTGTGGGTGTTTGTTGCCGCCAATGCCATGGCCGGCGACGTCGGCAGGCACACCAATGAGGACATTGCCGCCGCCATTGAATGGTCGGGCGATTGCGACCAGATGATCAATGTTTTGGTCGAAACCGGGTGGCTGGATAACCACTTGGAATGCCGGCTGGTAGTCCACGATTGGGACGAACATTGCCCGACCTACATCAAGGGCATCATGTCCAAGAAGGGCAAAACGTTTTTTACTAGGGGCGACCTTAGTAGCCCCGGAGAAGCGTCTCCGAGTGGACTAAGTAGCCCCGAAGCCCCGCCTGCAACCGACCTTAGTAGCCCGGTGGGTGGCTCTCCGGCCTTACTTAGTAGCTCGGAGGCCCCACCTTCGACCCTACTTAGTAGCTTGGAGGCCCCACCTGCAACCCTACTTAGTAGCCCAGGAAACCCGCCTGCAGAGCTACTACCTAGGCAAGGCTATCCTAGGCAATTCAATTCAAGTCTTGCCAAGGGGGGGCAGGCGGCCACCCCGGAACCCGCCCACCACCTGACGACCACTTGGAACTTCTACGCCCGCGGCAGCCGCCCAGGCAATGAGACTTTTCCGAAGGTCATCGAAGTTTTTGCCGAGGCCCTTCGCCGTGGAATCAAGCCGGCGACGATTCAAGCGGCCATTGAAGACCCCAAGCGTGACCGCACCGAGCCGCTATTTTTGTTTTCGGATCGCGAACTTCGCCCCCAGCAGCGCAAGGGCCCGGCGACGCCAAAAAGCACCGAAGAACTTTTGGACGCCATGACCGCCGATTCACGCCAAAGGGACGTGCTGGAGGTGGCATATCATGGGCGAAACTAACTTGACCACGCAGGCCGACGCCGCCGCCGAGAAAGCCGCCTGGATGCGCTGGGGAGATTATCACCGCACCCTTTTCGGATGGCATTCCGACAACGATGGGCGCATGGTGGCCACATGGATCGGATTTTTCAGGCGATCAGGATTCACGCCCGAGGAAATGCAGGCCGCCACCGATGGCGTCGCCCGTCAAGAGATTCCGCCCTTTAGCCATGAGAAACATTTAAACGCCTTGGAGCAACATGCGTTGATGTTTCGCCGGGAAAAAATCAAGCGCACCGCCTACGCCGTGGCCGAAGAAAGGGGCACTTGCACCGATTGTTTTAACTCCGGCCTGATCAGCGTCCCTTGGTTGCCCGACGTGGTCGATGGCGTCTGGTGCAGCACCCGTACCGCATCCGTGTGGTGCCGCTGTGCCGATGGCCGAGTGTACGCCGGCGTCAAGGATCACCGGGACAGGCCGCTAATGGGCAGCACCGAATACTTTACCCGCAATCCCAAATGGCGCCAGCAGATGGCGGAGCGCCAGGAACTAAAAACCGAGAAGGCGATTTTAGTCGAGGACATCGAAATGGCCGCCGGCGGCGACACCAAGCCCCGAGCCGTGCTAGACCGGATTATTACCCGCATGTCGGTTCGCTTTGGGCTTATCCCCGGAGATGAGCCGGAAAAAATTGACCCCGCCAGCGTGGCGTGGTCAGAAGGTCGTGTAACTAAGGATTGGAAACCAGGAGACCCCGTATGATTTTTAACAACAACGATTTTTCTACCCCGCCGACAAAGCAAAAAACTTTTGCGGATCTGCCCGAAGGCACTTACAGCGTGACGATTGAAAGCGAGGAAACCAAGCCGACTAAGGCCGGAACCGGGGAATACCTGCAACTGGTTTTCAAAGTCGATGAGGGCCCAAGGGCAGGGGCCAAAATATTTGACCGATTGAACCTTAGAAACCCAAGCGCCAAAGCTGTGGAAATAGCGCAGGAAGCCCTTGCACGCCTGTGCGAAGTGGTCGGCCTGACCAACCCCAACGACAGCAACGAATTAGTGGGAAGGCGTCTAAAAGTGATTACGCAGAACGAGCATTACCAGGGCAAGGTCTACCCCCGAGTCAAAGGCTATCAGGCCCACCCGGAAGCCGAAGCGCAAGCCGAAGCGGAATTTTTGGACGACTTACCCTTCTGAGATCCCTCAGGGGCGGAGCGCAGCACCAGCGCAAGAGAACTCCAGGGAGACCACGGTACCCCGCCCGCCGTGGTCATTTAAGCTTAAGGGCCAAAATGATTTAACACGGGGCAGGCATGGATCAGTGGGAACCATTACGGGACGAGGCCCGACGTCGCCGACTTTTGGAATTGCAATGGAAACCCACACCTAACACCCGCAGGTCATGGACTGACCCCACGGGGCAGCAGTGGCCGGAAGCGAAAGCTTTTGAGTGGCTACGACAGAATGACGACCCAGTCCATCTGAGGTTCTAATGCCGAAAAAAGCCAAGGATACAGGCTCAAACGACGATTGGAAAATCGAACGCACTGATAGCCACGTTCATCGACTAGTCGCCTATTACTCTCGCGTCAACGACACCCGCACCATCTACGCCTTATCTGATTTGCACTGGGACAGCGCCCATTGCGAGCGGGATATTCTAAAAAAACATCTAGACGCCGCCGTTCAAGAAAACGCCATGATTATTATGGTCGGCGACGTGTTTGACCTGATGCAAGGCAAATGGGATCCAAGAAGGGATCAAAGCGTCTTAAGGCCCGAACATCGGGGCAACTGCTACCTGGACAGCGTGCTAGACACCGCCGTCGAATGGTTCAGCCCTTACGCCAAACACATCGCCCTGATCAGCCCAGGCAACCACGAAACTAGCGTGCAGGCCCGCAACGACACGAACATGACGCAGCGTTTTGCTGATGGATTGCGTCCCCATGGATTCCGGGGCGCCGTGGGACAATATTGGGGCTGGATAATTTTTCAAAGTAATTTGTACAACAGCGTCGCTACCAGGCGCATTCATTATCATCACGGCTACGGCGGCGGCGGCGAAGTGACGAGAGGCTTGATTGACAATAATAGAACCCGTGGCCAGTACGAGGGCGGCGACGTGTATTTGTCCGGGCATATTCATCGGCGCAACGTCGATGAAAACAATCCAATAAGAGTCAGCGCTAACGGAAATTTAGAAATGGCGCAGCAGTTTTTTTTACGATGTGCCAGCTACAAAAATGAACACACCGACGGCTGGCATGTATCCAAGGGCCGGGCAGGGCGACCTATTGGAGGTTGGGCGATTGACTTGACATTCAGTCGAAACAAAAAATTATCACATTTAAACATCGCAACAAGGATGCTATGACATGGCTGATTTTTGGGAAGAAGAACATACCGAATCTGAAAGCGGCAGCGACTGGAAAGCCGACGCCGCCAATCCCTACGAGGAATTTATCCTGGACTTTTTGGAAAACTACGAGGCTAAAATGCCCGAGAAATACGCCGCCATGTTTAAAAGCATCATCGACGCCGTGCTAGAACGGGAGTGGTATCTGGAGGAATCCGAGACCACCGCTAACGCCGCATTATTTGCCGTGACCTACACCATTAGTCTTGGTGTGCCTGTTTCCCTGACCGTGGCAAAATCTTTAAGCGCAGTGATAAGCCAGTGCGTGCGAGACGACATTAAAGCCGAAAACGAGCGCAACTAATGGATTCTAAAATTAATCACCCGCCGCATTACACCGCCTCACCAATCGAGTGCATTGACGCAATTCAAGCCGCTTTGGGCAAAGAAGCTTTCATCGATTTTTGCAGAGGGCAGGCCATCAAATACCTATGGCGTGCAAGGCTCAAAGACACCTTGGAAGAAAACTTGCAAAAGGCGCAATGGTATCTTCACAGGGCGCTATTGGAGATCAACAATGAGTATCATCAAACGCATTAGCGAGTATTTTCAAGGGATGCCGGCCCGGTCGCCGCAGTGGCCGGCAGTGCGCAAGGCGTGGCTAAAAGACAATCCGACATGCGCCGCCTGTGGAAGCCAAGACAACGTCGAGGTGCATCATATTGAGCCGTTTTTTTTACGGCCCGACCTCGAACTTACCGCATCAAATTTTATCACCCTTTGCGAAAACGGCGGCAACTGTCACCTATTTGTCGGCCACCTGAAAAACTGGAAAAGCTACAACAGAAGCGTGAAAGAAGACGCCGCCATCGTCCTTAAAAAAGTTAAAGCACGTCCATAATTTTTGTTGACAGCTGCATTGAATTTGTTACAAAAGAAAATACATATGAGAGCGAGTACCTAACCCTCTCGGAACACCAATCACCGGCATAACTGGCAGGACGCCACGCCCCAGGTCGAAAAATCCCAACAGTGCAGGTTGAACTATCTCCCGCCGATATCGGCGTGATACACACGTTAGGCGCATTGCGTACCGCCGTTTCCAAAGCGAGCGGCGCAACTCCCAGGCAGTTTGGGCATGATCAAACCGCCGTCGATGTGACCGGCGTTGCCGCCGAATACGCCTGGGCGAAACATCACAACACCTTCCCGGATTTAACTTTTACTTCTAGGAAAAACGGCTACGACAATCTCACCGCCGGCAAACGGGTCGACATCAAATCGACCGCGCAGCTATCGGGCCGGTTGATCAGCAACCCCCAACAAAACAACCCCGACGTGGATTTGATGGTGCTTGCCATCGTGCAATTACCCATCGTGCATTTCGTGGGATGGTGCAGGCCGGATGAGCTACGCCGCCCGGAGCATCTGATCGACCTGGGGCATGGCCCGGTTTACGCCTTGGCGCAGGGACACCCGGCGCTTAGACCGTTCAAAAAAGCATTGAGGAAAACACCCGCCGCAGTGGCGGGCGATTAGGAAGGTTTCTCTAGAGGAGGTTTCTATCATGTTAGCGATTCTTTTGACCTTGGCGCTTGGCGCCGGCGGCGATTGTTTCGGCGGCCAGTGCAGCGCAGCCCGTGGCGCCCGTGTCAGCGTGCAAACCACGACCACCCGAGTTGTGAAGCGGGAGCGGTGCGGCAGGCTGTTCCAACGTCGTGGCAAGTGCGGCGGCGGCTGTCGCTAATCCGACCACACCGCAACCGGCACGCCCTATGTGGTAGTGGGGCGACGCCGGGCCGATATTCACCTTTTCGGTGCGGTGCTAACTTACCCCCGCAACCGGATCGTTAGAAGGTAAATACTGACGGGCCGGGCCGGTAAACGCAACAGCGGTGCGGGGGCTTTAAAAACAAAAGGAAAAAATGAAATTTAAAATACTGGCGATAGCTACATCGCTTCCAGGTTGGGTAGCAAAATTTAGCCACGAAAACGGTTCAACAACTTATAAGCCTGTGGCTTTTTGGGCGATTGTTAATGATGAAGGTTTTTTAGGACATCGTGTAGTAGGTTTTAGCGAAACAGATGGCACAGGATTTTGCCCCGATGATTCACACGAAAATTTTGAAGGTTGGACAAAGATTGACTACTTAAAAACGGGAAACAATGATTAAATCTGAATGCTTAATAGATACAGATAGCAAAAAATGGGAAACGGAATTAAAATCTTTAGCCCAAAAAGGAAATGACTTTCTTTTAAAAGCAGAAAAAGCATTTTATTATTTTGAAGGCAGAAGTAGCAATCATCAAAAAATTGATCAAGGAGCTACAGCAGCGGTAGAATTTTTAAGTAATTTTCAAAAATCCGCTGAATATGCGAATGCAATTATAGCTCAACACAAAAAATGGTTGGAAATGGTGAAATACCACTACCGACTTACTAAGATTGATTTTTCAAACCAAAGTATCAAAATTGATTTTGAATCTTATTATCACGAAGAAGACACATTTAGTTTATTTTACGAAAGAGGGAATAAACGCTGGGGTCACACAAAACCCCATGGGGATTTAATAGTTGAGTCAGGCATGTCTAGTCACTATTTAGAAGGCATTACAGACGTTTTAGAAGCATTTGTAAAAACAAATCATTTTGAAAATTTAATAAAAAAAGACCGGCACGAACGTGCCCATGATTGCTTTGATTGGCCTAAAATATCCAAGCAAAAAGATATAGAAAAAATATGCAACCTTTTAAAAGATCAAGTGTTTTTAGACCTTATTCAAGAAAACAAATTGCAAGATATTATTAATTCTTACGACGCCTATCGGCAATCTAACACCGCACGAAAAACAAATATTCGCCTTAAAAACATAATCTCAAGAGTATGCACTGTACAAAGCATGCCGCAACCGCCAGGAGCGTTTTGCAAAGCTAAAGACACCGCCGGCATGGGAGAAAAATCCGGTGTTTATTTTGGTTGGAAAGGCGAAACTTGTTTTTACGTTGGCAGAAGCAACCACATTGAACACAGATTAAAATCGCATCATGTTATAGGCTTGGATGATGAGGTCTCTTGGCTAGAAATGCCAGACGAAGATACCCACGCTAACGAATTGTTTTACATTTGGTTATTAGAACCAGAATGCAACGGACAAATAAAATTAGCTGAAAAATCAAAAAAATTGGAGGACACAAAGCCCACTCCATGACCCACCCCTACACCCTGACCATTCCGCCCTCGACCAACCACCTCTACCGCCGCCGGGGCCGGCATACCTTTAAGACTCAGGCCTACACCGATTGGATTACCGAAAACACCCTGACCATCGGCAAAGCCAAACCCCACCGCAGTTACCCGGCCAAGATCCATATCAGCATTCACGGGGGCAAGGGCTGGCGGGTCTCCAGGGACATCGACAACGCCGCCAAAGCCTGCCTTGACCTGATGCAATCCATTGGCGTTCTAGCCGAGGATAACACCCAGCACATCAACCATTTAGTCATCAGCTACATCGAGCCAAAAAGCCTGAAAGATGAAGCGTTTGTGACATTGGTCATTTATTAGGGAGGAAGGGAGGGGTAGTATGCTAGGGCCATCTATATTCGGATCATTGGGAAAGTTTCTTGGAAAACTGCTGTTTGGCAATTCCACGCCGCCGCCAAACCAACCCAAACCACCACCTAAGCCAACCAGTCAGCAACAGCTTGAGATAAGACCCCCATCGCCGGAGGATCGGGCCCTTACCCCGGTGACACCGTCCGCCCAGCAAAGTTACGCAATGGAGTACAAGCGCCTTTACGGCATCCTTCAAAATGAACTGGCAGGCATGAAAAACACCATGGTGCCCAAAGACAATCAACGCCGCCGGCGACGACAGGCAGGCCAAAACAATAACATTCTTCCATCGACCACCACCCGCCAAATTCCAAGGCCGTACAACAAACGAGACGTGTACCAGCACGGCGACCTTTCCTTGCGCTACGGCTATCAAGACGGGCAAGATGTCGATGTGGATTCTTCATGGATCGGAGCGTTTAATTTTCGGGTTTACGGCGGCGACTATGGCGGAGATCAGGATATTCGGGACGTTGGGGATCTTACGCTAGTCGTGCTAAAGCCCAGCCGCCCTAATCCAACAGGCCGCTATGTTTACCCCAGCGTGCCCCGACCCGTAATGAATCGGGCCATGACCTACCCGAGCAAGGGGCAATTTTACTGGGCCGTTTTGCGGCACTACAGCAACCGTGGCGCAATTGGTCGCCGTATGCTTCGCACTGCCCATCACCTAATTACCAACCCCAACAGCCCGCACGCAGGGACAAGACGAGGCCGCCGCCGATGATACCACCCGACGCCAACAAACCCGTATTTAAAGACCAATGCCAAACCAGCGTCGACTGGTTCAATGAAACCTACTCAAGCTATTGCGCCTCCGACTATGTGCGGGCCCAGGCAGCCGCAACGATGTACCTAGCCGAAGGGCTTGAGGCGCTCCGCCTGTGGTGCCGGGTGCAATCCGGTGAGATTAAGGCCAGTGAACTGGAACCGCCGGGGGCAGATGTGCCCAAGGCGTAGCAATATTCCCCTGTAAAAAAGGACTTTATGGCGAAAAAAAAGCCAACGGAACTTACCGAGCAGAAAATCAAAGCCATCTGCAAAGCCATCACCCTAGGGGCAAATGTGCATGTGGCCGCATCCGCCGCTAACATCGACCGGAAAACTTTGTACAACTGGCGCCAGAAAGGCAAAAACAGCAGCAGCGGCATGTTTTACGATTTAGTGAAACGCATGGAAGTGGCGGAAAATCAATTCATCACGAACAACCTTCAAAATCTATCACGCCATAGCAATTTATCCTGGCAGGCGTCGGCGTGGCTATTGGAACGCCGGCATCCCGAGCTATTCGCTAAGATCACCGAACGCCGGGAATTAGACGAACTGAAAAAGGAGGTGCAGGCAATCCGGGGCGAGATGGCCCGCAACAGCGTTGCGCAAGATGAGCAGGATGACGGGAAATGAACTATTTAAGCGTGTGCAGCGGCATCGAGGCCGCAACCGTGGCATGGCATCACCTTGGCTGGAAACCCTTGGCATTCAGCGAGATTGAACCATTCCCTAGCGCGGTGCTGGCCCATCATTACCCGCATGTTACCAATTTAGGAAACATGACCCAATTCAAGGAGTGGAATCTTGGAAACGAATCAATTGATGTCCTTGTCGGAGGAACTCCCTGCCAATCCTTCAGCGTCGCAGGACTCAGGCAAGGCCTTAAAGATCCTCGAGGTAACCTCATGCTTACATACCTTGGCATCGCTGAGCGTTTCCGGTCTCAATGGATTGTCTGGGAAAATGTCCCCGGTGTTTTGTCATCGAACGGAGGACGGGATTTTGGAACCTTCCTCGGGTCATTGGTCGAGCTGGGGTATGGGTTCGCCTACCGAGTCCTGGACGCTCAATGGTTCGGAGTGGCCCAGAGAAGGCGCCGTGTGTTCGTTGTCGGATACCTTGGAAACGCAGGAAGTGCCGCAAAGGTTTTATTTGAGCGCGAAAGCGTGTGCCGGAATCCTGCGCCGAGCCGAGAAAAGGGGAAAGGCATTGCCGCCAATGTTGCGGACTGCCTTAGAAGCGGTGGCGCGGGAGGAGTGCCAAGCTCCAGAGGAGAGCATTTAGTTGTTGGAAGTTTAGATTCCGAGTGCGGAGGAAGTAAGCTGACACACCAAACAGTTGCCAACGGTCATATCATTGGTGAATGGCAAAGTCCAAATGGTAAAGACGTTGTAGGGGCAATGCGAGCTAGGGACTACAAAGGTATTGGTAATGATGACCTTACCGAAGGTCGAGGACTGGCAGTTGCCACCGCATTTCATCCAACGCAAACACCAATTAGCAGCACGGATATTAGCCATGCACTAGGAACCGGAAACAAAAAAGGAACTGCAACGGCAGCGGTGGCAATTCCAATATCCACACAAAATGCAATAGGAAGATTAAATGGAAGAGAGGATTGGCCGCTTGGAATTTTTAAAGATGGTGATCCTTGTCCAACAATGTCCAAATCTCATGGCCATGCGGTTTGCACTGATATTTCATATTCAACAGCCGTGCGCAGACTAACACCAACCGAGTGCGAAAAACTTCAAGGTTTTCCAGATGGCTACACCGCTATTCCGTGGCGAAAAAAGCAAGCCGATCAATGTCCAGATGGGCCAAGATACAAGGCACTAGGCAACAGCATGGCCGTGCCAGTGATGCGTTGGATTGGTGAGAGGATTGACAAGGTAGAAAAGGGCGCCGCCCCATGACCAGCGTCAAACGCATCCTAGCATTGGCCCGCCGCACCCGTGCCGAACTTGTCGCCCGCAACAAGGCATTGCCCGCCGACCCCGTCGCCTACGCCGCCGCCAAGGGTATCAAGATCACCCCGCAGCAGGCCCGCATCCTGCAAGCTCTCACGCAACCCCCGCATAGCGTCCTAGTACGGGCAGCCCACGCCGTGGGCAAGACGTTCATCGCCAGCCTTGCGGCTTCGTGGTTTTACGATCTGCATAATCCCGGCCTAGTGCTGACCACCGCCCCCACGCATATTCAAGTGGCCGACCTACTTTTCAAAGAACTCAGGAACGTACGCAGAAACGACCCGCATTTCCTGCCCAAAGCCACCCGCCTTGAGGAAAATCCCAACCATTTCATCCATGGTTTGACCGCCAACAAAGCCGACGCCTTTCAGGGGCGCCATGGCACCGCCTTGATGATTGTTTTCGATGAGGCGGCCGGCGTCGATAAAATTTTCTGGGAACGGGCCCGCACCATGTTAAGCGACGGCCCTAGCTATTGTTTTTTGGGCATCTACAACCCATACGACGTTAGCAGCCCGGCTTACGCAGAGGAAGCAAGCGGGCGCCACACCGTGCTTGAAATGTCGGCGCTTGATCATCCAAACGTAACCAGCAGGCAAAACATAATACCCGGCGCCGTTACCCATGCCCAAGTAGTCGAGCGCCTTGAAACCGAATGTAAGCGCCTCACCCCCGATGAGCCGCACCCGTGGAACGCTTTTCAATTTGAGGGAGTCACCTACCTACCCGAAGATCCGCTATTTGAGATCCAGATCCTAGGCCGCTGGCCTACCAGGGCAATTAACTCAGTTTGGGGCGACAGCGCTCTGGCATTGCTCTTGCAACCCATGGCCGTTGAGCCTAATTGGCTTGTCGCTATTGGTTGCGACGTGGCCCGCTTTGGTGACGATAGAACCGTAATGGTAGTACGCCGGGGCCGGTGCATCATCGGCATTGAGGCCCACCGGGGCTGGACGATCACCCAGACCGCCGCCAGGCTCAAAGAATTGGCGGCTGAACACGCCACCCCCAACCAGCACGCCACCCGCATTCCCATTTACATCGACGAGGGGGGCCTCGGCGCCGGCGTCGTGGACTGTTGCGGGGCCGGCAATGAGCGCCACAATTTTGTGGGTGTCAATTCTTCGACCGTGTCCAACTGGCCGGGCGACTTTCCCAACCTTCGCAGCGAACTGTGGTTCTTGGCCGCCGAACTGGCCCGAGATGGCAATCTTTCCATGCAGTCGCTACCGCTGGCCGCCCAGCAACAACTCCTGGCCGAACTTAAGGCGCCGGTGTTTGTCGTGGACAGTATGAACCGGCGGGTGGTTGAGGCCAAGACCCAGACCAAGCGCCGCCTAGGAAAGTCGCCCGACCTGGCCGACGCCTTCAATTTAGCCTGTTATTTGCCCGCTAATAACACCGTGGAGCGGGTCACAGGTCATTTATGACTAAAGGAGTTAAATCATGGCAGTTTCAACCGTTTCAATAAATTTTATGGGGCCGGGAAATTACACGCTATCATCGCCAGAATCGGGCAAAGTAGCTAGTTTGCTTATGGTCGCATTAACTAATTTAGGCGGCGTAGGTTTTCAATTCATTGATTCCGATGCAACTCAGCTAACCGGGCCACTAATGCTGGCCGATTTGCAGCAATTTGTAACCAATTTCGGCACCGTCGCCGTGCCGCTGTGCGCCACCGCCGCCGGCAAGGGATTAAATCTGAGCGTGCTAGACGGCGGACGCCTGACCGGTTTTGCCGTGATCGACATTTCCTAGCATCCAACAGGGGCAGCATGAATCTTAAAAAAGCTCAGGAAAGCACCGATTATTTTGCCAGCTTGCCAATTTCCCCGTTTGGCACCACCGCTGACCTTTTCGCCGAACAAAGCCCCTACGGCTTCACCGATGGCGGCAGTCAGATCTATCTAAGCCGCCGGGATAATCGACTTACCGGCGAATCCTTGCCGACCTACATCAACTGGTTCCAACTCAAGATGATTCGGGACAGATCCCGCCTTATCTGCAAAAACAATGAATACGCCATCGCCGCCGTCCAAGCGCATATTTCCTACGTTGTGGGAACGGGCCTGACCTATGTGGCCATGCCCAGGAAAAAAGGCGTGCCTGATAGCCTAGTGCGTCAGGTGCAGGAACTAATCGATCTATTTCGGGAAGCTTCCGAATTATCCAACATCGAGGCCGAAGCCATCCGCCGCCTGCACGTCGACGGGGAATGCTTCATTCGGGTATTTCCACAGCAGGGCGGCCTGATCGCCTTGCGCTTCATCGAGCCCGAATTGATCCGAAGCCCCAGCGATAACACCTCAAAACCTGACCATAGTTTTGGGATTGAAAGCGACCCCGAGGACGCTCAATCTATCCGAGGCTATTGGGTCATTGAACGCCCCTTTGAAAGCTTGACGCCCACCTTGATTGAGGCCGAAAACATCCTGCATCTAAAGCTGAACACCGACTCCAACGCCAAGCGGGGCCTGCCCACCACCTACGCCGTGGAAGGGAATTTCCGGTTTTGTGAAGACTTGCTAACTTCCCTGATCACCCTGGCCAAAGCACGGGCCAAGTTTGCGGTGATTCGCAAAATCAAGGACGCACCGCCCGACGCATTAGCCGCATTGAGCGCCACCAGCACGGACGCCACGATTACCGACCCGAACACCGGACAAAGCTCTAACTTGAATCGTTTTGGCTACGGGTCGATCCTGACATCATCGGACAATATCGACTATGAATTTCCCGCGGCGAACCTGGACGCCGGCGGCATCATCGAAGCGCTGCAGGCCAATCTAAGGGCAATCGCCAGCCGTTACGGCATCAGTGAAACCATGATGAGCGCCGACGCCAGCAACAACAACTACGCCAGCGCCTTAGTCGCCGAAGGGCCCGCCCATCGCACCTTCAAACGTATGCAATCTTTGTTAGGTCAAGCTTTTGGGGAAAGGCGCCTAAATCCCAATCGTAGTTTGATCTGGCGTCAGATCCGGGCCGCCGTGGATCGGGGCATTTTGCCCGGCGAAGTTTTGACCGACATCACCATCAAAGCCGAAGGGCCTTCACTGGTCACACGGGACACCGACCGGGAAGCCAACACCAACCGCACGTATTTAGAGATGGGAATCAAGTCCAAACAGACCATTTGCACGGAATTAGGATTAGATTACGAAACCGAATCCAAAAATCTAAAGGCCGACCCCGCCCAGGCGCAGCAGCAGCAGCCGGGCAGCAATGGGGCAGAGGGCCAGCCGGCACAGGACGCCGCCGGCGCTGCGGGAGCCGGGGAACAACCCCAGCCCGACCAACCAGCGCCCACGTTCTAAGGGGGCATGAATGCCCGTCGACGATCAAACCATCTTAGACCATAAGCCGCTCGTTTTAAAAGTTGCCACCTTCTACGGCACGTTGTGCGCCGCCGACCTGGACGACCTGATTCAACAGGGATGGCTAGGTTTGATCAAGGCCGGCAAAAAATGGGATGAAAGCAAGGGCGTGACATTTGGCGCCTACGCGGCGCTTTGGGTCAAGGGCAGCATCTACCGCTATGTGTTTGGGCGCCGGCCCCAATGGGAAGATTCATTTGATCCCTTGATCGGCGACGAAATGGATTTTGAGCGCCGGCACGCCACCACCGACTTTTTGACGGATGCGCTTGACCTTCTCCCGCCCGACCATGCCGAGGTCATGCGGGAAAGACTATTGAACCGTACGACCATCACCCAGGCGGCACGGGCCACCGGGCACACCACCGGGGACACCTTGGCACTGTACGAGCAGGGCATCGCCATGCTTAAAATTTTCACGGAATGATTAACACACCCGCTGTCATGTCATTTACAAGTATGAGCAGAATCATCAACATTGTGGAAGACATCGTCAAGGGCCTGCCCAAAGTGGCCGCCGTTGCCGTCGTGGCACGTGGGGAAAAAACCCCACCCCCCACCATTCCAGGGTGCAAAATACTTGGATTTAAATCCCGCAACAACCGCACCTACACCCGTGAAGCCATTGCTCAGGCAGCGCACAAATACGAAAACGCCAAGGTAAATTTAGACCACAACACCGGCACCGACCCCCGCAAATTCTCCGAGCGCTTTGGGCGCATGGTCAATGTGCGCATGGAAGCCGACGGCTTGTATGGGGATCTTCAATACAACCCCAAGCACCCGCTAGCCGAGGCGTTTCAATGGTGGATCAAGAACGACCCCACCGCCATCGGATTGAGCCACAACGCCACCGCCGAGGTTAAGAACACCGCCGAGGGCGGCGAGATCGTTACTGAAATAAGGGACGTCGACAGCGTGGATCTAGTCGCAGATCCAGCCACGACCAAAGGGCTTTTTGAAAGCTACGGCATGAAAAATTTAGACATAGGAAACAACGAAACAATTAGCAAAGGAATCGAAAAAAACAACGACGGCACTTACACGGCAATGACGTACTCACAGAGCAAAACCTTTAAAACTCTTGCCGCCGCAAAAAAGTGGATGAACGAAAGACCCAAAAAGGAATCAGAAGAACCAAACGAAAGGAATGGGATTATGAACCCCGATGAAATGCCAGAAATGGCGCCGCCGCCCCAAGTCAACACCGACATGAACCAAGCCCCCGTCGATGAGGCCATTGACGACGACGGCGACTTTGCCAGCCACCTAGGCAACGCCATTTTGGCGATCATCAACGACGCCGGACTAAGCAGCGCCGACAAGCGCAAGAAAGTGCTTGGCGCTTTGAAACTCATGGACGACGGCGAAGAAGTGCCCGAAGCCGATGAGGAAGCGATGCCACCGGAAACCGGCGACATGCCAGCCGAACCCATCGACGAGGACATGGAACCCGTCGAGGAAGGTGACTACGCCGACGGCGACGACGAGACCGCCGCCATGGAAGCCGCTTTGCTAGGCCCCGACAACGAGCCCGACGGCGACGAAATGCCCATGAAAAAACCCGCCCAAGAAGCCGTGCAGATTGCAAAGCTCCAAGCTCAACTGGACGCCTACCGAGTGCAGGAATCACTTAGGAAAAAGAAGGCCAGCCTGATTAAAGCTTGCAAAGAAGCCAAGATCCCAAGCGAAGCCGTTACCCCGATATTTGTAAGCCAGCTTATGAAACTCAAGGAAAGCACTTGGCCCAAGTTGATCGCAGATCGCAAGAAGGTGGCCAAGGTTTCCATTCAAAAACCAGTCTCTACCAGCGTGGTAGCGACCGATTCTTACACCCAGTTTGTCACCGAACTGCTGAACAACTAGAGAAAGGATTTTGTGCATCATGCCACGTTATTTATTCGCGGAAACCAACCCAGTATCGGCCCCAGTGCAGACAGCAACCGCTGTTAGCGTGGGCGATATCCTAGGCTACACCGGCGGCTATGTTTACCTTGCCAGTGCGGAAACCTGGGACACCAACCTTGCCACGACTCAAACTAATTTTGCGACCAAGTTTCTTGGCCTTTCCGGCCAGAAAAAACTAAGCACTGAGGCCAGGGTACACGGCAACAGCACCGACAACATCATCCGGGTCGATTGCAGCGGCGTCTACGAGTTTGACGCATCAAGCGCAAGCTATGTGATCGGCGATTTTGTCGGGCCCGCAAAGGACAGCGGCAACGCCCTGTTAGCCGGCACCGTCGCCAAGGTTTCCGGCGTGGCGCTTGCCATCGGCCGGGTCATCGAAAACACCACCGGCACCAAGGTCAAGGTGCAATTGTTGTCCACACTTAACCCCGTAAGCAAGTAACACCAGAACACCAACGAAAGGACTGTAGACCATGTTAGGAAATAAACTTAAGAAATTGACCGAATCGTACGGAATAGCCAAGACTTCCAAGTTTCTTGGCGACGCGATTCGGGAGAAGAAAATCAGCAAGCATTCCATCAGCATTCGCCAATTGGCTGAAAGCTTCATGGGATACAACTGGGCCGAAAACCTTTACCGTTTCAACAGCGGCGTAAGGGTTCAGGAAGCCAGCGAAGGCGTTGACGCATCCAGCTTTACCGCCATCACCGGGCAGCTTTTAGTGAACGAAATTAAAGATAAGTTTGACTTGGCCAAACTTATTGGCGACGACGTTTGCGAAACCGTCCCAGTGACCAACGGCAACCTCAAAGAGCAAAAGGTGCCATGGCTTTCCAACGTGATCGACTCCGTGGAAAAGGTCGAGGAAGGAATGCCTTACCCGCACACCACCTTCTCACCCAACTACATTGAGTATCCAGCCATCGAGAAGATCGGCAAAATTTGCGCCGTGACGATGGAAGCGATCTATTCTGACCTTACCGGCCAGATCCTTGATAGCGCCGGCAGCGTCGGCACCTATTGCGGATTGGCACGTGAGGAAAGAATCCTCAAAGTAGTTTTGGGCTTGACCAACAATCACAAGTGGAACGGTTCAAGCTACAACACCTATCTAAGCTCAGGCGCTTGGGTGAACACCGTTGGCAATTTTGTTTTAAAAGACTGGACTAGCGTTAACACGCTGGAACAGCTTTTCACTAACATGCTTGATCCCAACACCGGGAAGAACATCCTGATCGAGCCCAAGCAAATGCTGGTTATGCCAAGCAACAAATATCGTGCGATCCGGGCATTTAGCGCCACCAGCACCCGCAGCGGCGACTTTGCCACCAGCGGCAACCCTGATCAGATCGAAGCGCCAAACCCACTGGACAAGGATTACCAAATCTTGACCAGCCCCCACGCCCGCCGACTCTTGACCGAATCCGGCGTCAGCGCATCTATAGCCGACAGCTATGTATTCCTGGGAGACTTCAAAAAATCGTTTATCTGGAGAGAGGCAAAACCGCTCACCGTGGTTGAAGCGCCCGCTCAGAACCCCAGAGAATTTGAGCAGGACATTGCGCTCGCCGTCAAAGCCTCTTTGATGGGCGTTGCATGCGTCCGTGATCCCCGTTATGTGGTCTTTGGGGTCAATGACTAATGGCTAAAAAAACGACTCAGTCTGCCCCTGCCAGCGTGCCGACACCGGATTCATCCCCCGGCGAGGCACGCCCTCAGGCGGCCACAAAATACCGTTGTTCTGTCAAGGATAACGCCGAGGCCATCATCGAGGCATCCAGCCCCGATGAAGCCCAAAAAATCTATTTAGCGGCGTGCGGCATCACCGCCACCGAAAACCCCGTTTCCGTCGTGGCGCAGGTCTAACCGGCGCCCGGCGCTTTTTAGGCAGGCAGGCCATGAAGAAAATCACCGGCGCCCAGGGCGCTTTTATCGTTCGTATTCTGATGGAATCCATGCAATCTATGAGGGCCGCAGGCAAGCGCCTTTTGGAAGCAGGATTCACGGGAGAACGTAAAGACAAATTAGGGCACACCCGTTACTATCGAGACGGCAGGCAGGTTAAGAACCCCAACGCTCAGGAAAAGGCGAGTATCAAGGCCGCCGCCGGCCAGCCCCTTCCCGCAGGTCAAGCACCATCGCACAACGACGCCGCCACCCGAGTCAACGCATTAGCGCCCGACACGCCCCCGCAACAAGTTAAGGCGCTGGCCAATGATCTGATGCAGATGGACACCAAAGACTTAGAGAAGATGGCGCAGGATGAGCCACAAAAAAGAACATCCTATGCGGGCGAAAATGGGGATGTCATTCAAACGCCCGGCGGTTACATAGACATTCAGTTTCAAAAAAACTCAACATCTCCACGAAAACAAAGCGTGATTGGATTTGTCGTGGATGAGGACAAACGAGGTCAGGGTATTGGCGATAAGCTCTTAAAACAAGCAAAGCAAAAGTATCCAGATTTAGGCGGTCAAGTTTCTTCAAAAGCCAGCTTAAAAGTTTTTTATAACAACGGTTTCAGATCGCCAGATATGCCAGAAGCGTCGTTTGCAGAAACGCTACAACATTGGCAAAATGAAGGCGGCAGTCTTTTCATGGCGGCAAACGATGAAAACGGAAAGCCTTACGCAACCGGAAACGAGCCAAAGCAATCAACAGCATCAACAAGCTCAACATCAGAATTATCACCCGAACAAATAGAGAATTACAAAAATCTTATAGCCAGCATTGAAAAACAATTAGACCCAACAAAAACAGATTTGTCACGTTATAGTCAAGAAAAAATCAATGGTGTGATTAGCAAGCTTAACGACTACCGTGCAAAAATTGGTTTACCACCGTATCAAACCAACAATAAAGCCGAAGAAACACCACCAGCACCAGCGGCCCCGACAAATACGCCTAAAGAAGAAACATTAAAAAAACATAAAGACGCTTATAAATTTGCAATAGATGCTGAAGACAACGCTGAAAGCATCAACGAAAAGCTCAAAGCCAGAGATAAAGTAACCAATGCTATACAAGCATTTGCTGATGCCGCTGGCATGGAATTTTTTGACGCTTACGACCTTTTGGAAAAGGAAAACGATGAAGCCGGGCTTACTCCGGGCCTAGCGTCAAAATCAATAAAAACAAAAAATAACAATAGCATACTAGAAAAACATAAATCTGATTATAAAGCGGCTACAGATTTTATGGATGCCGCCGATACAATTGATGGCAAAAAAGAAGGCGGCAAAAAACAAACCGACATTATTCACAGTTTGGCTAAAGAACTAGGAATTGATTTTTTTGATGCCTACGACTTACTCGAAAAAGAAAATGACGAAGCGGGCCTGACACCAGGATACATGCCTCAAAAAAAAAATTTAACGAATAAACCTTTTACTCAAGGCCAACCCGGCTTTACCGGCACCGACTCACAGGGCCGCCAATGGCAAGACGGCAAGCTAGTCGCCGCCAAAGATGAACTCACCGGCACGGCATCACCCGCCGCCGGCATGAATCCCGAAGCCCTGGCTTTAGACGCCCTTCGCCTAAAACAAAACCGCAAGCCGCACAACGCCAGCCACATCACCCCGGACGCCGTCGCCGGACTTAAGGCCAAGGGCCTGATAGACGATGCCAATAAAATCACCGACAAGGGCAGGGAACAACTTTACGCCGCCAAAAATAAAACACTACGCAAGGCGACCGGGCCTAAGGCCACAGCACCAGCCGCAGCGCCAGCCGCCCCGACTAATCTGGGGGCCGATGCGGACGCCCTAGAAGCCCTTCGCCTTAAATCCAACCGCAAGCAACACATTGCCGGCCACATCACACCCGAGGCCATTGCAAGCCTTAAAAGGCAGGGATTTATCGACGATAATAACAAATTGACCATGATGGGCAGGGCACATCTTGCCGCGCAAAAGGGCAGTAAAATACCATCACAACCGGAAGCGTCCAAAGCCAAACGGGCCAGTCGCAATAAGGACAGTCTAATCAGCATTGTGCGACGCAAAGGCGGCATTAATTCCGACAGCGTCAAGGCCGGGTATGACTACAAGAATGATATAATTGAAGGCGGCCTATTGCACGCCATTCGCAAGCAGGGCATGGGCCTTGATGAAATGGCGCAAACGCTGATGGTGGAAGGGCATATCATTGTGCCCGAAGGCGTTGACCCCGGCGAACATTTGTTGAATGAAATGAAAGCCCGTCACAATTCCGCCTTGAAAGATACGACTAAGGAGATAGACTTAGAGCAAGAAGCGTACTACAAAGCCAAACAGGCAGCACTAGAAGGAGGCCACGATGAGCGATCTATTGAAGGCAGTGGAAGAAGCGGCGTACAGGTTGGCGAAAGCGCAGGCCAAGAAGAAGGTTATCGAGCGCTCGATGAATGGGATAATAGCGGAGCAGGAACGCAGAGCGGCGGCGAAACAAGCGCAGCAGTCAGCGGCGACGGGTACGACAGCAGCGCCAGCGACGACTACGACCGGAACGCAACCACCGGCCCAGTAGATACCAGCTTTGACTTTGGATTCAATGTTAAGCCCAAAGACGAAACCCCGGCAGAACCAACGCCCGAGCCAGCGCCAACCGCATCAGAACCCGAGCCCGCCCAAGCTCAAGCACCCACTCCAACACCCGCAGCGCCCACCGCAACATCTCCCGCAGAACAAACTTCCGATGAACTTTTAAAGCGCCATCTTCAACGCCAAGGCTTCACCGGCATCGACGCTCAAGGCCGGGAATGGCGTAACGGGGAACTGGTGGCAGCGCAACCAGAAGAACCAAAACAAAAACGAGCGGCAAAGGGCGGCGAAATAGGCCCCAACGGTGAGCATTACAAAGGCGGCGCATTCATTGCCACAACTGAATTGCCCAAGAGATTAAAAGACAAAATAAAACAGGCCGCAGGCAATGGCAAAGAAAAGGTTATGGACATTAAAACGGGAAGATGGGAATTTGAAACACCGCCCAACCCCGGATTAATGTCAATTTTTAGTCGCCTACCAATGGGTATATATATTGACCCAAAAGGAAATTTATTTGAGCCGGGTTTGCATTATCCTGAAGTAGTTAGTAAAGAAAAACGACGAGAAATTACGGAATTAGCAGAAAAATACAGAGCAGGCGAAAAGTGGGTGCCCATCAATGATTATCCAATAATGGCTAAAAAAAAACATATTTATCAATTAGCCGCCGCCGGCCTACCTATATCTGGAGCGCTTTTGGATAAAGTAAAAGATGACCTTGATTTTCAAAAATACTATGAACTTCAAAAATCTAAAAACGACAAGCCAGCAGAAGCCCCAGCACTAACACCCGCAGGCAACACCGACCTTTTCGGCAACCCTACCAAGCCCACGCCCAAGGGCCCTGAGACCATGCCCGGCCTGTTTGGGGATCAGGTGCCCGTCGCACCCGACGCACCCACACCCACCGCCGGCGAGCCATTGCCAGGCAGCGACAACCCACTAGACCGCCCTGGCGCAGGCAGGGGCAAACAAGATGGCACCCAGGATATGTTTGGGCTGTTTGGGCCTAGCAACAAGGCCAAGGTCGATGCAATCAACAACGGGCCCGACCCCGTCACCGAGCCCAGCACACCGGCGGCGGCAGCGGATCAGGATCAGCCCAACGACACACCACGCACCAAGGCCGCAAGGGTATCGGCGGCACTAGCAGGAGACTTTGAAAACGCCCGAGATAGCGCCGTTCCTAACATGGGCGTTGACCTTAAGGGCAGCGCCCGCCATAGGGCCATGGCATGGAAAGGACTTAAGGACGCAGAAGCCAACGGCACCGCAGAAGCACTGGTAAGACGGGACGAACTTTTAAAGCATGAGCCCAGCAATTTATTTACAATCCTAAAGCCGGAAACATCGTTAAGCGTTTTGACCAGTCACTTAGCCATGCAGGCATTTCCTAAGGAAGTGCATCAGTATGAAAAATATGTAAGGTCAACCAAAGACCAAGTCAGCACCCCGGCCCAATTGCGGGCGCAGTATTACGAGGCTTTCACAGAAATAAAAAAACTCAGCGAGGATTTAGCGACGCAGGGCAAAACGCCCAAGGAAATAACAGCCGCATTAAAAACAAAAGTGAGCGACTTGATAGACAAATTCAGGAAGAAAGGCCAAGGCGAGCAGGCAAGCTATTATTTAACCAAAGGACAACCCCATTATCTAGACGGCGACCGTTACAACCCGGTTGCTAACAGCTTGGCCGACATGTATAACCGACTGGCAAACACCGGGTCAACCAGCGTCATGGGCAGAGTCAACGACTTTGGAAAACGATTGCAGGCGGCCAATGGAAACGCGCCGCCAACCCTAGAGACTTTGCACACCGCAACAAAGGCCATCGGAGATATTCTTGAGGGCAAAAGCTTTAATCAAGCATTTGACACGGTGCAAAAAAAAGGCGCTGGATTTGATTATAGTGCCGCCTACGGCGACGAGATAATCAGAAAAGGTGGAAAAAAGATTAACATGGAAGAACAATCCAAAGATCGGCCCGGCAGCAAGGTGTTCATGGATGACATGAAGGTAAGGGGCGTTCAGTTTGGAAATAGCCTGCCCGACCAGGAACGAATTTACCACGCCGAAAAATCAGCGGAAGCCCTAAGCGACCTTACCGACATTCTTGGACTACCCATGGAAGCCGCCGGCCTTGGTGGCAAATTGGGGCTTGCCATTGGCGCCCGAGGAAGGGCAGGGGCCAAGGCGCATTTTGAACCTTGGCAGGCTGATGACAAGGCCAATCCTAGCAAGGGCGGCCCCGTGATTAACTTGACCCGTGCCAGCGGCGCCGGCAGCCTTGCCCATGAATGGGGTCATGGCTTAGATCATTTTGCGGCAGGAAACGAACCGGGAGAAACAAAATTTTTAAGCGAAGGCAGAGGAACACCTAAAACCGTTGAAGCCATGAGAAAAGTGCAAGAAGCCATGGACAGCAGCGGATTTTCGCAAAGACTAAAAATAGCATTGCGCGGTGAATTGCAAAGCAAATACTGGTACAGTGATACAGAAAAATTTGCCCGCACTTTTGAGCGCCATGTCCAAAATAAATTGCGAAATGCAGACAGGGAAAACACTTATTTAACAGGGCTTAAGCACTCAGTACACCCTTACTGGCCCAACAACGACGAAATGGCGCACATAGCGCCGCATATGGACGCCCTTATTGCAGCTATTGCCGCCGAAAAATTCCCAAACCACAAAATGCCCGCCCCAGCACCCGCAACGCCAAAGGCAGCAGCCCCAGCGCCAGCACCGGCGGCGGCGTCAAAGGAAGAAAAACCAAAATTTGCAATGGACGCATGGAAACAAAGAGGCAGCAACAAAAAAGAAACCCCATATCAATCATTTGAAGCTATTCACGGCAGGCCCCCAACTTTTCAAGAGCTACATGGCGAACCCGGAGGGCTCTTAGAAAAGCAGAAAAACAAAACCATGCAAACAACGCCAACCCAACCAAATGATCAATGGGTTGACGTTACCCCAGCAGGCTACGGGCCCAGCGATGACACACCACCGCCGGCGGCGACGGCGTCTAAAGACTCAGAATCACCAATAACAGCATCGGCACCCGTTAAATCATGGGCGCAAAAGAAATTTAAAAATCCTGAACACGCTCAAAACTTTGCAAAATGGTTTGGAGATTCAAAAGTTGTTAATGACCAAGGTGAACCCCTTGTTCTTTATCACGGCGCTGGAAAATCCTTCGATGCTTTTGACAAAGACCAGATAGGAACAGGAACCGACGTCGGCAGAGCAGGGGCCGGTTTTTATTTTACTTCTGACACAAACATAGGTTCTTCATATGCCTCAATGTCTTCAGGAAAAGCGCAAATTTATCCCGTTTATTTGCAAATTAAAAACCCTCTTGTTTTATCTAAAAAAGAAGGTGAATCAATTAATGACGCAGTAAAAAGAGTAGCAAAATCAATCGGAGTTGAAACAGACCCAAGATTTGATGGGAATAAACCAACTAACAAAGAATATGCACAAGAATTTAGACGCCAAGCCATTAAAGCGGGTTACGACGGAACTATAACAAATTTTGACAACGGGTCATTTGAAGCAAATGTTTTTGAGCCCAATCAAATTAAATCAGCGCTTGGCAATCAAGGAACTTTTGATCCCAACAGCCCAAAAATCACTGAAAGCACCGACCCCCACGCCGAAAAAATCAAGCTGGTGCAGGCAATCATCGCCCGACGTGGCATTAAGCCGCCGCAGCCCAAAGCGCAAGCAAAAAAAACCCCCGAGGCCAGCGGCGACGCCGACCCCAGGGTGAAAAGAATTAGGGAGCTTATGGACGCCTATTGCTAGGCTACTTTTCCCCCCTCTTACGGGCCGCGATATTGCTGGAAACTATCTCATGAGCGACGTTAATCGCAAACCGCATTGCGTTGGCCGTCGTGGCAGCAACCTCGACCGGCCCGCCCGACCAATCGCAATTAACCCGAATAAATTCCAACTTTTCGACGTCGTTATCCGTCAGGCGAAACGTCTTGCGGGGCGTCGCCCCTTTAGGTTTAGGCTTCATTACTCATTCTCCTTTGAATTTTTTTCAAAAGCTTCACAGAACAAAAAACATGGCCAGCAAAATTCCAACCGCCGCACAGTATATCGGTTATCTTTCCCTTGCTGGTGCATTCAATAAATAATGTATTGCCATCTTCCAGCAATACATTTTCTTCCGCCTCATCATCATATTTCATTGCAAACTCTCGGGCGGATTGTACCGCCGCAAGAATCGCCTCTGCTTCAGTCGCATAAGTTTGTAACTCGTAGATCATTTAATAGACTCCTTAAAAAAGTTAAAAACGGGCCCGAGAACACCCCGAGCCCTTTGGAATTACGCCTTCACCATGCGACAATTAGGATCACGCAAAAAGCCTTCAATTGTGTATGGTTCATCTTCTGGATTAGACCAAACAACCTTAGCCGTTGGGTAATTGTAAACCGGGTCCAAACACATTTCCAAAGAAGGGTGTGCAAACCACCAGAGCTCTTTCCCGCCAGGCAGCATCTTGAACACTACCCACACGTAATTGGCTTTGGTTCCAACCCGTCGCACCTCATACCGTCTTTTTGTCTTAAACATGATTCTATCTCCTTGTTTGTGTTTCCGTCTTCTAACTACCCCTATCCTAGCTTGTGTCTGACATATGTCAAGACACAACAGCAAAGATTTTCAAAATAAATTTAGGTCATTTATAAATAAGGGGAAAAACATGGCAAAAAGTATTGTAGAACAGCTAGAAGATTTAAAAACCATTCGGGACGGTTATTTGACCGCATTGGTTGCCGACGCCGCCAACCCGCAACCGTCATATAGCTGGGAAGGCGTGAGCGTTGACCGTATGACATGGCGGGAAAAACTAGCCGCCCAGATCGGCGTGATGAATACCATGATGAACCGGGTCAGCCCCACCGAAATACGAGGGCAAATCATCTAATGCCCACGATTGACACCACCGGCGGCTGGGAAATGCTAGACAATCCCGAACGCATCACCCTACGCAACCCCGATAACCAAGAGGTCACGATTGATTACGGTTTTAGGCGTATGAGCAGGCTTGTTTTTGTCGATGAAGCAGGATTACAGCGCCCAGGGCAAACGCAAAGATGGCTGGTATGGTCAGCGCACCTAGGCCATTTCAAGCCGACCCCTAATTGCCGGATCACTGACGCCGAGGGCAAACATTACTTTGTGGATGATGTGACTTATCAGGGCAATGGCGCCTATTTTGCGCTAGAAACGACCACGGAGGCCGGCCCGGACATTCCGACGGCGCACGACGTATGAGCACGTATTTTGACATTTTAGAGGCCGTAAAACAGCGAGTAATCGGCTGTTGTGACGACATTACGCCCGTGATCCGCAAGCGCCCAATATTGCTGGCCTCGGATGGGCTTCCGGCCATCATCATCAGCCCCGGCCCCGGCGCTGAGACCGTGGGCGAAGAGATGTTTTCCCGCACCGTGCAATATCTCTACCCCGTAACGATTACCTTAGTGAGCGCCAGCGACCGGGTGACCGAGGTTGATGTGCATGGGATTTTGGATCTCCGGGAGCGCATCCGGCAGGCGGTCTATCAACCCCTGCTTGACGGCGTCGCAAGCATCGTCAACACCACGATTGACCTAGACCCGCCGTTTTCGACCGCCGCCGGCCCCAGCACCGTCTACGACGTCACCGCCATCCGATTGACTTTCACCGCCACCGAACAAAGGAGCGCCTAACATGGCCCTAACCACATCCGTCATCACCGGCAAAATCCAATGGTCGCAGATCAAAACCAACACCGGCTTTGCCAATACTAGGCAGGGCCCCGATGCCATCGCATCAAGCATTACGCCTCCGGTGAACACGATCAACGAGATTTTCTGTGAAACCCGCACCCTAGCGGCGGCGGCCAGCCATACCTACAACCTGCAGGCCCTGACCAACTTTTTTGGGGAGGCCATCCTGTTCACCAAGGTCCGCGCCTTGCACTTGTCCACCACCGGCGGCCAAATCACCCTGTCACCGGGGGCGGCAGATCCCCTGACGTGGTTTATGGGCGGCACTAACCCCACTTTAACTTTACCCAACGGGTCATTTATTACTATCGGCATGGGAACCAATACGACCGTAAGCGGATCGGCCAAAACCCTGACGATAGAAAACACCGGAAACACCAGCGCGACCTACCAAATTACCCTGGTCGGCGGCGTCTAACAGGAGATAAAATCATGGCATTCTTTGCAGGCAAGGCAGGATCAGTGAGCGTGGGCGGCGGCGCCAAAAAATTGACCGACTGGTCCTTGGATTACAAGGCCGATCCGATTGAAACCACCAATTTTGAAGACGCCGGTTACGCCTCGCATGTCTACGGCATTAAAAGCGCTGACATCAGCGCCAGCGGGCCCTACGAGGGCGCAGCCGGCGGGCAGCCAGGTGCCGGCGACCATGTGACTTTTATCTTGGATTGCGGCGGGGCGGGCCCAACATTTACCGTTAATGCTTTGCTGACCTCGGTCAAGATTGACCAGAACGTCAAGGACGTGGCCAAAATCAGCTACACAGCCACATCTACCGGCGAGTTCACCATCACCGTTTAAGGGGCCTAAATGCCAACGACGAGCGAAGCACTGGGGGCGGCAGCGGCCCCCACTTGCATTGAATACGATGGAAAAACGTATAAAGCCGGTTTGATCACCCAGCGCATTAAATCCCAGGTCGAGCGCTGGCTGGAAAAGCGGGCCATGGCCTCCGTGATGCGCTTCCGGGCGGATCTGGACATGACCGAGTTTCGCAATCTTAGCGCAGCCGTGACCGCCGACATCGCAGCCGGAAAATATGCCTTTGGTGGCCCTTATTGCACCGAAGCGCTGGGCACCATGGCCGGCGGCGTGGCGTTTGCCAGTTTTATTTTCAACTGCACCGAGGAGGAAATGGAAGCTCTGTTTTTGGCACGGCCCGAGGAAGTGACGCAGGTACTTGAGCTAGTGCAGGCCCAGAGCTTCCCGCAAAAAAAAACGGAACCGGCGGAGGACATGAGGCCGCCGACACCGAGTCCGACGGGCGAAGAATCTACGCCGGCTACATAAATGTCTATCAGCTTTACGCGTGCCTGATCGACGCCCCGTACCACCTGACGTTTAGCGCCATTGCCGATTTGACCGACCGCCAGATATACGACCTCTATTACCGGGCGAGGGACAAGGACGGGGCACCCGAGCCGATCCCCGACCCCGAGGCCGAATGGCAGCGCAAAGAGGTGGCCGAGGACGCCAACACGCCAGAGGCCAAGGCCAAGAGCTACAGCCAGTTTATGTCGATGGCGGCAACGTTTGGGATGGACCTAGCTAAAGCGCAGGCAAAATGGGACGAGGCGCAGGCAAAACATGGAACTTGATTTACCCACAGGCACAGGCGGCAACAACGGCGGCGACCACCTCGCCAAATTTTTAAGCACGCTCACGCAGCTAGTCGAC